CAGTACACCCTTATATAATTACGAATATTGTAATAAAGACGGAGACTTCATATCTAAGGGATTTCCGAGACCACTAAAACTTATTTCAAAGAAAGATTTATTCTGGTGGCAAAAAGATATATTAGAAAGGATTAAGGTCGAACCCGACAACCGTACAATACATTGGTACTGGTCACAGAAAGGAAAAATGGGAAAAACTCAGTTTTGTAAATACTTAAGTCATGAGCACAATGCAGCGTGTCTACACGGTAAAGGTGCAGACGTGCGCAATGGTATAATTGAATATAGTGAAAGCAACGAAGGCATCTTACCAGAATTAGTTGTCTTCCCTATAGTCCGTTCGTACAATACCGATTATCTTTGTTACGAATCGCTAGAAAATATCAAAGATATGTACTTTTATTCTGGCAAATATCACGGAGGCATGGTAAATGGGAATTCTCCCCACTTATTCGTCTTTTCAAACGAACCACCAGACAAAAGCAAACTGTCAGAAGACAGATGGCATATTGTCGAAATAAAGCAAAATACAGTGTGCCCTTTAATTTAGGCAAACTTTTTAGGAAAAAGTTTAGATCAAAAAAATTTCTTCGAAATCACAAACAAGGTTTATTCAAACCTTGTTTATGCTATTGTCTCACGGGGCACTATTTAAAACATTCTAGCAGCAATTGTAGAGTGAACACTGACTAAGGGGTTTTGTAAATCAACAGTACTGTTGTTTGAAAACGCAATAATGAAATATTTGTATTCCGGTGGAATATCGTCATATGTAATTGATTGAACCTCTGCACTACGTTCGGTAGCCCTTAAATGCCTACCACCGTAAGAGACCTTCCAATGAGTCCTATTCATACCCCCTGCGTAATTTGTTAAAGTACTTAAGGGTGCATCTTCAACAGCACCTGGTGCATCGGTCTTGCCACATGTGTGACATTCCCAACGTTTATGTATTCTATACAATAACGGGTTAAGATAGACTTGACTACCAGCATCATCAGGATTATCCGTGTAATCAAGATCGTTTTCCATTGTAGACATACTAGCTGTACGTATATATGTCTGTCTGGCCATACCCTCACTATCATCTCTCAGTTGCACCAAGAAGACAGTGTGGTTTAGTATATCTGGTTCTGAACCAGGTTCAATTTGGATATCAATATATTGAGAATATAATTTTAAATTCCCTAATTGATTATTAACAGCAGCACCTGGGAAGGTACCCCATTTTATCCAATTTAATAAATCGGCTGGAGAGTTATTTGTTGTTGCCGTAGATCCGGATCCACTTTTAGGCCCGCTAGTAAGTGGGATTATAAGGGGAGTTCCTTGGGTAATCCCTGGGTCACTACGTGAACTATAACCGCAGTGATAGTTGACAGGCATAGACAAATCTTTTGTCTTTTCCTTAACGATATCAACTTGCCTAGCGAGACTTGAAATTTGTTTACTCTGCGCATTAGCACTTTTATGCTTTTTGGCATTTTGGAGAACAGTCTTTTTTTTTTTAAATCTTCTCGGAGTATAACCCATATATAATATATATTATATATTTAAATTTGAACGCTGCGTTTTTAATGTGCATAACCGTTGTAACACACAAAAAACGCACAAAAATAGCTTAAAGAATTATTTTATATAGTAACTATAGATAACATGTCTGAAAGTAGTTCCAATAGTTCCGGGGTAGAGAGAAATTCTAGTCTTCTACCCCGGGATATAACTGAGGTCAAAAAAAAGAAAAAGCAAATCAGTCCATCAATAAATTGGTGTTTCACACTTAACAATTGGACTGAGATCCAGTATAGTTCCATAGTTCTTCTGTTAGAGGAGCATTGCAATAAGTATGTAGTTGGTAAAGAAGTTGGTGAGGAAGGAACACCTCACCTACAAGGCTTTCTTCAATTTAAAACTAAAAAAAGACCCAAAGGTCTATTCAACATCCCTGCCATTCATTGGAAAAAAATGTACAAGGACAGTACACCCTTATATAATTACGAATATTGTAATAAAGACGGAGACTTCATATCTAAGGGATTTCCGAGA